ATTTCTAAATTGATAAAAGGAGTTTTATATTATGGCTCGTGGTAAATCTGATAAACTTGCACCGTTTCAAAAGTTGATGACCGTTATGGCATCTGGCAAAGCAGTAACGATTGAAGAAATCGATGCTACTCTTGGTACCGAGATTCACATGTATCGTTTGTCGACCTACATTTGGTTGATGAAAACTAATGCCAATGCTGTGGTTAAGGCAATCAAGAATGGTCGTAAAATCACCGCATACCAAATCGTGAATGTGGCTGATGTTAAAGACTATCTGAAGCGTATTGGTGCAACATCTTTCACGCCTGGTCAATCGCAGAAGATTGTCAAGGCTAAGACCAAGGCTGCACCTGCACCTAAGGTTGCTAAACTGAAAGATTTGAAAGCAGAACCTGTTGCTGAAGAAGTTGAAGTGGTAGAAGTTACCGAAGTTACAGAAAAAGAAGCTGCTTAATTGATTTTTGAAAATGGGGGAGTTGCGAGACTTCATGGCGAGTTGTAAGTCGGAGCTGCCGGGTTCTATGAACCTTCAAAATGGATCGTCCGCAGTAATTCTCATTGATGCGAAATCCGCTCATTCTTAAACAACAGCGACTATCGGGAGATAGACACCGTGCCCCTTATCAAAATGTAAATATATGAGAGATGAAACTTTTGAATTTCTAAAAAAACGCCGTGACTTTAAATTAAGTCATAAGATTTGGCAAAAGCGTTTTTTTGATCCGTCTAAAAAGGAAGATGTTTTGGAATACAAATTTCTTTTAGAAAATAGTAAATGGCGAGACAATTGTCCATTTATTTTGGAGTGGCCGTATTTGACTGTTACAGATATGATTCGCACACAATTGATTGATTATTATATTGAATCGATGGTAAAAGATGCAAAATAAACAAAAAGAAATTTTGTTAATTGCACAAGAAGAATGTGCAGAAGTGACACAAGCAATCAGCAAGTGTTTTCGTTTTGGATTTGATTCTGAACACGATAGTAAAACAAATCATCAACGATTAACCGAAGAAGTCGGTGATTTACTTTGCATGATTCACCTAATGATTGAAAATGGTATTGTTGATGACATGGCGGTTCACAAAGCGTCTTTTAATAAAAGACACAAACTAGAAAAATGGTCAAATATTTTTGACAAAGAACCAGAGGTGCATTAATGAATTGGGTCCTTGTCATTTGGTTAGCATCTTCAAACAATTTTACTATTTACGAAAAGTTTGAAACAGAACAACAATGCTTAGAAAAACAACAAACGGTTATTCGAGCATTAAAACAAACCGATTCAAAAATGAAAACCGAATGTCGAACAAGAAAACCAGGTGATGTATTTCGAAAAGGTGAAGTAACCGTTACAAGGTATATTCTACGATGATTAATTACCTCAGATACAGCGGTCTAAGTGTTATACTAAGCCTAAATCCATTGCATTGGAAAGTTTTACCTTGGATTCAAAAAGAAACAGACCCATGGGATTCGGCAACATATAGCTTCGGTTTTTTATTTTTAACGATCCGATTTTGGATTGATGATGGGAGTTGGTAATGAAGTATTTTAGTGAACTGTCGGAAATTGAAACTCAAATTATTCGTTTGGAGTCAATGTCCAGTTTGTTGCGTGTCATTGCAATTGGCGCAGAACAAGCAAATGACCAAGATGTGAGAAATGCACTTTGGTATATCGAGGGGTCTATGGAAGACATACACAATTGTATGCGGGCTCAATTTGACGAATTGTGGGAAATGGTTCGTGATGAACCTGAAGATGAAAAGAAAGACCGCCACAAAGGCGGTATGAAAAAGAAAAAACAAATGACCGATAAGGAGAATTCTGGTGTTTAAAATATTGGTGACTTTTGTAAGCTTATTTTTGATTTTATTTTTTGGTATTGATATGTTTAGAAAGCTTACCAAAAAAGAGAAATGGTCGTATGTGAAAATTGCCACATACTCTGCCGTAATTGCTGTCTTGACAGTTGTAATTTTGTCTGTTATAGTTATTCTATTTTAAAGGAAGTTAAATGAAAAAATCTGTTCTTGCCCTTGCTCTGCTTGCCGTTTTTACTACTGGTTGCACTCGTATTGAAACTGGTGAAGTAGGTGTTCGTGTTGGGTTCGATAAACAAGTGAAACCTGGTGAATTGCTGCCAGGTTCTTTCAATCAAGTTATTATTGGTGATGTTCTTACATTTCCTGTTAAAGATGTGAATGTGGTTCTCAATGACATGACACCCGTTGCAAAAGACAATAGCACGATGAAAGACCTTGATGCTGTGATTGTGTATAACATTAATCCAGAACAAGTTGCAGAATTGTATAGCACAAAGAACAAAGCATTCCACGCAGAGTTCAAAGGCGATACTTATGTGATGTATAACTATGTTGTGCAAAATGCTCGTAATGCCATTTACAAAGCCGCTCGTAAATATGAAGCACTTGATATGGCAGATAATCGTGAAGCAATGGAACGAATTATTCAGGAAGAAATCAATAAGAATCTTGCTGAAGAAAAACTTGATGGTACAATTACCATTTCACAAGTTCTAATTCGTAATGTGGTTCCTGCCGATTCTGTTGTTGAATCTGCAAACGCTTTGGTTCGTGCCAAAAACGAATACAAACAAAAAGAAGTTGAAGTTCAAACTGCAAAGAAAGAAGCAGAACGAATGAACGCACTTGCAAATCAATCTAGTGCTTCTATCGCTTATATGCAAGCACAAGCCGCTCTGAATATCTCAGAAGGTATTAAAAATGGTAAAGTGCAAACTATCGTTGTTCCTGCCAACTTCAATGCCTTGATGATGCCAAAATAATGAATATCTTTTATCTCGACCGTGACCCAAAAATCTGTGCAGAAATGCATTTAGATAAACATGTGGTCAAAATGATTATCGAATATGCTCAACTCATGTCCACGGCTCATCGTGTGCTTGATGGTGAAGAATATTTCGATAAGACCGCAAATGGTCGAAAAATCAAGCGTTGGCGTTTACATGATGACCGTGAAGGTCGTTTGATGAAAGCATCGCATGTTAATCACCCATCAGGTGTGTGGGTTCGTGCCAATGTTGCAAATTACAGGTGGTTGTTTACAATGTGGGAATTCTTGTGCAAAGAATATACTTTTCGTTATGGTAAACAACACGCCTGTAGCCGTTTATTAAATTGTTTGGATATTGCGCCAAATAAAATACCTGGTGGTGATTTTTATCCGCCGACTCCTGCAATGCCTGATGAATGTAAGATTGCCGGTGATTCTCTTGCTTCATATCATAAATATTATATCGAAAGAAAATTACATTTTGCTAAATGGACAAAGCGACCAATACCAATTTGGTTTGCAAATGCGGTGAGTAATAATGCCAACCTATCAATTTCTCAACACACAAACAGGTGAAGAATTTGAAGTCTTGATGAAGATTTCAGAGCGTGAAGAATATCTAAAAAATAATCCTCATATTCAATCTGTTTTAACTGCACCCGCTTTAGTGTCGGGTGTTTCCACATCCAATAAAGTGCCCGATGGTTTCAAAGAAGTGTTATCGAAGGTCGCCGAAAAACATCCAACATCTAAAGTTGCGGAAAAATATGGGAGAAAATCCATCAAACAAGTAAAGACGGAACAAATCGTCAAAAAACATCTAGGATAACCAAAGTGAATTTTTGTCATGTAAAACTAGATGCCCTCAATTTTGAACTTGAATCAGTAACAACCGAAACAGGTAGAGTTTATAAGACACCAAGTGGTAAAGAATATCCATCTATTACCACGGTGTTGTCAGCATACAATAAACAAGCCATTTATGAGTGGCGACAAAGGGTAGGTGAAGAAGAGGCCAATCGGGTATCTCGCAAAGCATCAAATCGTGGCACCAAATTGCATAATACTGTTGAAAAGTATTTGCTCAATGAAATGTCACCATTGCAAATGCACACAATGATGCCTGATACCAAAGAATTGTTTTTGAAACTAAAACCAATTTTAGATGAGAAGGTAAATAACATTTATGGCATCGAACAACCCTTGTTTAGTGACCGATTACAAGTTGCGGGAAGATGCGACTGTATTGGAGAATGGGAAGGAAAAATCTCTATCATTGACTGGAAGACCGCAAATTACTCCAAAGAGAAAAACCAAATTGCCAATTATTTTATGCAAGCCTCAGCCTATGCAGAAATGTTTGGAGAACGAACCGGACTTGAAATCGACCAAATTGTAATTGCTATTGCAGTAGAGAATGAAAAACCACAATTGTTTATTGAGAATAAAAAACAATACCTGGTAGAATTGAATAAATATCTTGACAGGTATCATAATGTTTGATACAATATTGTTTTATGTGGTGGTACGAACCGAGTATTCTGGTAGCAAAGGCGAAAGCTGACCATCACACCCTATTCGTTGAAGGTAATTGAAAAGTATTCTGGACGAGGGTTCGATTCCCTCCACCTCCACCATAAAAGAATTATGAATTGGCAAGAAAAAAAATATTTGCAAATAATAGTTGTATGTGCAATAATGATTTTTTCTGCTTTAGTTTTTTTATGATGGGGGTGACCTGGTTTCGACAGAGTAAAGAGTAGAAAACTGGAGAATCGCCATGACAAGGCGTAATAATCAAAACAAAGTAAACGCAAACGATGAAAAGTTCGCATTGGCAGCCTAAACGCTGACCGGAGTTTTTGTGGTTGGACTTGGCAACAGAACCAACCACACCGAATTTTAGATAGTTGAAGCTTTGATGCAACACCCGTTAGACATTTCTAACTTTGGATTGCTGACAGATAACGATTCTAAATTGTTGTGATTTTATTATAATAGGAGATTTACATGAAAGCATTATCATTAATTCTAGCATCACTATTTGCAGTAACCGCTTTTGCAGCTGAGCCTAAGAAAGACGCACCTAAGAAAGATGCGCCTAAGGCTGAAGTGAAGAAAGACGAAAAGAAGAAGTAAAATAAGAGGCGGGATTTTATGGCAAATTATAAACGCAAAAAGTCCCGCCGCTCTTGTCGGTGCACCATGTGTACCAAATTGAGGTGGTTGGGTAACTCAAAAGATAGAAAGAGGATATCCGACATTCGCAATGATGATAAAATGAAAAGTTATGAAAGTTTACATCAATAATTATAAAGACCATTGGATTAGTCCTTATACAATTTTGGACTATATGTTTTTTTGGACAGAATGGTCTAAGTGTAGCCGAAACCGTGGCCTTGATATGGCAATCAAGGAGATGAATGGTGAATACAAATACATTGAACATCCTGAATGGGTTGAAACTTGGTCTGACCGATTGACACCTATCAGTAAAGCAATTCAATGGGTTTGGGACAAGATTGACCGCAAGATTGATTATGTAAAAATTGACCGATGGGATACTTGGTCGATGGATAGCACACTTTCACATATCATTCTTCCAATGTTGAAACAATTAAAGGCGACCAAACATGGTTCTCCTTTTGTTGACGATGAGGATGTGCCAGAAGAATTGAAATCAACATCGGCACCACCAAAAGAAAATGAATTTGATACGGATGATAATCATTTTAAAAGATGGGATTATGTCCTCGATGAAATGATTTTTGCATTTGAACATAAAGTTGATGATTCTTGGGAAGATGCATATTGTTCAGGCGATTTTGATACTCTTTGGGTACCTGTCGATAAAGATGGAAATGAAGTTGCAAAAGGTGAACATAAGTTTTACCAGATGAAAGATGGACCAAATCATACCTACAAATGCGATTATGACGGAATGGAGATTGTGCATAACCGAATGAAAAATGGATTCCGTCTTTTTGGAAAGTATTATCAAGGATTGTGGGATTAAAAACCACTAAATAAGATACCGGCATACACACAACCGCCGGTAAACACACAAACACACAGGAGAAAATTATGTCAAATATGACACCTTTTGAAATTCGCCTTGAGCTACTTAAAATGGCGAGAGATATGCTCAATGACGATTATTATGGAAAGCGTGAACAAATCGCCAATCAATGGGCAGTAGATTGTGATACTGCCAAACTCAAAGGTGAGGACCCACCGAAACATCCAGGGTACCCATCGTTTCCCTCAGAATCAGAAGTTATTGCAAAAGCAGCAACGCTGAATAATTTCGTTTCTAACATAACCGTAGATAAACCAACAACAACTAAAAAATCTACCTGATATGGGATCGGGCCGTGGATACTTGTATCTGCGGTCCTTAACTAATTAAGGAGAAATATGCAAGTTCGCATTTTATTTACCTTAGTTATTGCAACAACAATTTTAGGTTTTAGTGTTGCATTAGCTAATTTTCAAACACCAAGTATGCCATACAAAGCATACTACAACAATTTGACGGCAGATACTAAAAAGGAAATTGAGTGTTTAGCCGAAAACATTTATTTTGAGGCAGCTTATGAACCAAATGAAGGTAAAGTTGCCGTAGCATTCGTTACACTTAATCGTGTAAAAAGCAAACACTTTGAAAATGATATTTGTGGTGTTGTAAAACAAAAAACTGGCGGTGTTTGCCAATTCTCATGGTACTGTGAGGAAAGACCTAAGGCAATGTCATATGGTAAGGTCTTGACAAATAGCAACAATTCATTGTATAATGACATTAGAAACATAGCAATATATGTTTATGCAAATTATGAACGATTGGATGACCCAACTAAAGGTGCGTTATTCTATCATGCCGATTATGTTCGTCCTGGTTGGAGAAACATGGAAAAAACGGCAGTCATCGGTCGACACATTTTTTACAATAGAAAGGATTTGAAAATTTTATGAACCCAAAGGTAAAAGTATCAGATTTAATTAAATTAGATTCTACATTTATTGTTTGTCTAACTTTAATTTTCTTGGCATCAATTGCAGGTCTAAGTTATTTTTATATTACTGACCGAAAACTAATGGCAGGAAACATTGATGGTGCAATCGCAAAAGGTATCGACCCACTTTCTGTTCGTTGTTCGTATGCAAAAAGTGATGACTTGATTTGTGTTGCATTTGCGGCATCAGCACAATCACATAATGTAGCATCGACCGCTAAAAAATAATTGAAGGAGTTTTATTATGGCAGTTCAGCAGTTAAGTATTAATCAACTATCGCAACCAGACCGTGAGAAGTTATTTAAAATCGTAAAAGATTGTTCTGATTCAATGGCACGAATCGAAGGTGAAAACGATTTTATTCGTGAGAGCATTGCAGAGACCGCAAAACAAATGCAATTGCCTAAAAAACTGGTTGCGAAGTTAGTGAGGGTTTATCACAAGCAAAACTATGATGAAGAAGTTGCTGTGCATGAACAATTTGAAACTCTATATGAAACGGTGGTGAAATAATGTCTAAGTTTACTTTTATTTGTGAAGAAGATTCGATTCCTTTTGTGAGTAGCACAGAAACGAAAAGAACAGTTGAATTTCGTGCTGACGGCCTAAGTGATATTCTACAAGAATTTGAATGTTTCTTGCGTGGCGCAGGATTTCATTTTGATGGACAGTTAGATATCGTTAATGATGAATGGACAGAAAATACAGAAGAAGATGATTCTGTAAATGAATCCCAACAAAGATGGCAAGCAACAGTTCATTCTTTAATGAACCCGCCAAAGTTTCGTGCAAACGCAACTGGTTGTGAAGTGTGTGGGTTGAACAAAGAAATGATGAGGATGCATAATTGTTATGACGATAATTGTCCTATTCATGCAGTAGTCAAAAAGATTGCTGAGGGTTGTTAATGCCAACAAAAGATGAAATGGCGAAGTTTGCCAAAGCCATTGACGCTCTTGTTTCTCAAACCGATTACAATTATATCGAAGCGATTGTAGAATACTGTAAACAAACAGGTCTTGAAATCGAAGTGGCGGCAACATTAGTAAATGCTAACTTGAAATCGAAGTTGGAAAATGATGCCATGGATAATAACATGTTGAAAGAGAAAAGTTCTCGTTTACCACTATGACTGGTTATGAAGCGTTTAGTTTATATGAATCCTTAAAATTACACTTCAACAAAGATTCTTATGATTTTTTCAAATACAATGGTAAAACAAACATAACTGTTACCTCATTTGAAAATCGTAAAGACAAATACCATTTCTATAAACTATCAAGGAAATATTCCGACAAACAAGAACTTACCGATTTTATTGTTGCCAATTTAATGGTAAGTGAAAGGTTGTGGGTCGGAGACTTGTTATGTGAAGATGCTGAAATAAGATACAGAGCAAGAAAGAAAACGCTCCAAAGTCTTTCCTATGTCTTTGAGAATGATTGTAAGAATATCTTTGATGGTGTTAGTGACCCAAATGAGGTAATCAAAACAGAAGGCGATTACCCGGTATTATTAAGACAGGCACTACGCCGTGAAATTACAATTGAGACTTTGGTAATTTTGAATAAAATTCTCAATTTCTTTCCTATGTGGGACAAAAAACTTACCGACACAATTCGTTGGCCTGATTTTAGGCGCAAGTGTGAAAAGTATGCCTCATTTCTTCCAGAAGATGTAGTAAAATTTAAGTTGATATTGAAAAAGGTTTTGCAATGAAGAAATTATACCTTGATATGGATGGAGTTCTCTCTGATTTTGAGGGAGCATTTTCTGGTCACTATGGTCCTGATACCCTTAAAAATAGGGACAAAAAATTATGGACAGAAGAATGGCCAAATTTCATTTTAGAAAAAAGAGGATTTGAACACTTGCCTTGGTGGCCAGGTGGACAAGAAATGGTGAAGTTTGCAAAAGAACTTGCCAAAAAAGGAATTGAAGTTGAAATTCTTACCTCATCTGGTGGTGAAAAATATCACAAAGAGGTAGAAGAACAAAAAATTGCTTGGTTAAAAAAACAAGGAATTGCATTTAAACCAAATGTAGTACCTGGTCGTAAACACAAAAAAGATTACGCAGGTCCAGGCATTGTATTGGTTGATGATACCTTAGATGTTATTCAATCATTCAATAAAGCAGGCGGTATCGGCATACATCACAAAGATTTGGGCGATACTATCGAAAAACTTAAAATGTTGCTTGCTTGAACACTAAATATAAGCTTACATTATGTTTATGTGGATAAGTCGTTTATATACCGTTAATACTCCGTTTATACGAAAGGAAATACAATGAGTAGTTTTGCAAATCTCAAGCGTGGTCGCACCGACCTTGCTAAACTCACAAAGGCTATCGAAGCCACATCCCAATCCGCTGAAAGCGGTTCTAAAGAAGATACCCGATTCTGGCAACCTGAAGTAGATAAAGCAGGTAATGGCATGGCTATTATTCGTTTTCTACCTGCACCTGCCGTTGATGGCGATGATGCATTGCCTTGGGTTAGAACCTTCAGTCACGGTTTTCAAGGACCAGGTGGTTGGTTTATCGATAACTGTCTGACCACTCTCAATGAGAAGTGTCCAGTTTGTGAACACAATAATACATTATGGAATTCTGGCATTGAAGCAAACAAAGATATTGCTCGTAAACAGAAGCGTAAACTTTCTTACATTGCAAATATTCTCGTAGTCTCTGACCCTGCCAACAAACAAAACGAAGGTCAAGTTCGTTTGTTCAAATTTGGTAAGAAAATTTTTGATAAGATTACAGAAGCAATGAATCCTGAATTTGAAGATGAGAAGGCAGTTAACCCATTTGATTTATGGGAAGGTGCCAACTTTAAGTTAAAGATTCGTAATGTTGAAGGTTATCGTAATTATGATAAATCAGAGTTTGCGGAAGTATCTGCACTCTTTGATGGTGATGATGGAAAACTTGAAGCACTTTGGAAATCTGAACATGGTTTGAAAGAGTTTACTGAGAAGAAACAATTCAAATCTTATGACCAATTGAAATCTCGCCTCGATAAAGTTCTTGGTTTTGATGGTACTGCACCTGCAACAAAGACCAAAGCTGCTGATTCAGTTGTTTCATCGATTAAAGATGAAGATGTGTCTTTGATTGATAAATCAATTAGTGATGATGAAGATTTAGATTATTTTAAATCACTAGCAGAGCAAGAATAAACTAAACTCCTTTCCTAGAAGTTAGTTTACCCCGCTTCGGCGGGGTTTTTTATTATGCAACCCGAGCGGTGAGTGACTTACCTGTATCTTTTTGTGGAGGAGGTTTCATTTCATTTTTTGTCACCATAATATTATTACTTGTTGGTGCATTAATGATAACAGGTGTTTGTGGTTTGGCTTGTTGTCTTTGGTCTGAAGCAAGCGTTGATGATGATGAAGCCACAGAACCGCCACTTGGTGCAGAAGCGACCGCACCAACCTTTGTGATTGTTGGGTCATTTAAATATTCTTCAAAATGTTTTTGACGGTCTGCAAGTCCAATATAACCACCATTTACAAACTTAGTTACCGCCTTAACATCTGCCCAATTTCCTTTATAACCCATCATGTATTTGATTGCACTTTCAGCGGCACCTTCTGGTTTCGTTAATTCTTCAGGATTATTTGCGTAACCAAATCGTGTGTAATTTTGTTTACCAGTTAACTGAATAAAACCACGACCTCTATATTGGAATCCTTCACCACCACCTTCTGGTGCATTTCCCATTCTTCCACCATAAAGTCTTTCTGCAACTTTTTGTGGACCACCTGCGGCCACTTGTTGTGCATCTTCAGGACCAGAAAACTTTTTGGGAAATAATTTCATTAATGTTGGTGCTTTATAATTTAAGTTTTCACTCAAAGTTGTAAAACTACCAGATTCGTGACCAACCTGTGCCATAATTGCGGCACGAGCAGTAGGGTCTGTAATCTTTGCGGAGTCCATTGCACCAATCATTGCTTGTTTACCACTTGAAGAACCTACTTTTGCAGGTTTCGTTTCCGCAGCAGATGGCGCTTTCGCAGCTGGTGATGGTGCTGCAGCTGATGGTGCAGGTGCAGGTGCAGGTTTTACTATTGGTGTTGGTGCGCTAACAGGTGGCGCAGGAGGCGCTATCTCCTCAGGAGATGGAACAATTATTGATTCTGGTGGTGGTGCAGTCTCAACAGGTTGAAGCCTTTTCGCTTCTTGTTCACGGCGCATTGTTTCTGTTTTAGGAGGAAGTCCCAATCTAGCACGAACAATTTCATCATCACCAGTATATTGTTTTTCTTTTTCTAGTTTACGAACACGCTCAGTTTCTAGTGCTTCTGCTTGTTGTCTTTCAAGTTTTTTTCTTTCGGCACTATCATCAATTGGAGGTTCTTCTTTCTTACCTAATCCTAACATGTCCTTCACAAAGTTAGGAACCATCCATGCGGTTGCTCTGTTACTTAATAATTTTTCTGCCCAACCTTTAAGTGTGTCTTTGATGCTGTCAATTACTTCACTTACTTTATCAATAACTTTTTTAATGAACGCAAATGTTTGTGGGAAAGTTTCTGCGAACCAACCTATTTTTTCTTTAAACCAATCTCCAATTTTTCCAATAAAATTTGAAACGGCATCAATAAGTGGTTGTATTAATTCTTTTACTTTGTCGATAATTGGTTGAATTGTATCTTGGAACCATTGTTTAATTCCATCTGTAAATTCTTTAAATTTTTCACTTATTGCGTCCCAAAGACCTTTTGCCCATTCAACAAAAGTGTCTTTAAATGCAATAAAAATTACACCAATCACCGCACCAATTGCCAGATACTTTGTTAATGACTTGAGTATTTTGTTGGCACTAAATTTTTCTTTTAAACCTGATATTAAAGTTTTGCCTTTTTTTGGTGCAGGAGTAGCTTTCTTTTTTTCTT